AGGGGCTGTAATGCTTGCAGTGTTCCTGGTATTCTTTTCTATTCATGGTTAATCAACTAATTCAAATTCGTAAACGAAAACATAAGGGTTAGACTCCCACGTCCCTTTGCCGGAGACTTTATCTATGAGGGCGGCAAAGGCTTCACGAGGAGTGCAATAAGGTTGAATGTCTCCTTTATAATAATAAACATCCATAAAATGTGTATCTGCACTTCCGCATTGTCCTTTGTAAATTCCTTCTTTCAAGCAATCTTCATCGGATATGTCCTGCAACCGCTGCATCCTCACCTTGGTTATGCGTATCCGGTGCGGCATGATGTCGGCGCGGACGAACATTTTGTTAGTCCAACCGGAAGCATCTTTAATGTGGGGATAATAACCGGCTTCTTCCTGTAATGGCTCTTCGGGAGAATAGCCCAAATCTTTATAGGACTGCGCTATTGCGACAACTTCTCCTTCTTTATACTTCGGTTTTATCCACGGAGTAGACTCTTCCGGATTATCCTTGTTCCTCCAACAATAAGCAAGCCACAAAGGGTGTTTTTCGGGTTCATCTTCCAAAAGAAGAACTGTAGGAAAGCATATCTCACTGTTTTTGTATGGTGGCTGAATGGCAGCCATCCTTCTTGTCTGCGTCTTCCGACCATCCAATACAGCCTGGGTTAGACTGTATTTATCATTGAACATTATCTTCTTCATTGTATCTTTCTTTTATAAGGTTAAAGTGAATTAAGAGAGGCAGCGGACACGGGGCGAACCCAATTGTCATAGTCCTGATTGCTGTAGCTCCAATAACCATCGCACCAACAGAGAACAAAATTGCGTTTGTTTTCTTTTCTCGTAGAGCACCAATACCAGTCATCTTTCACTGGTTGTTTTCCGCAGATAGCTAAGGCTGCATTCAGCATAACCTTATGTTCGTACCCTAAGACACTCTCTTGTAGTGTAGGAATGTGCCAACTTAATCCACATAAGTCCAATGCTATGACTTTCTCAGCAATTTCGCTTTCGGATGCAGCTAATGCTTTGGTATAACCTATTCCATCGGTATCCTTCATACCTTCTTCTGTGGTTGGATATATCTTCCCTGTTTGCTCTTTCTCCCAATCAAGAAGAATATGGGTATCATTATCCATATCTTCCGGATAGAAGAATAAAGCATTGCCATCATGGATAATAACTACACATTGTGCCTGTTCGTTTTCTTCATGCAGTCCCCAAAATTTAGGTTCTACAAAATTCTTATTGACGGTAAAGATGAATACACCATTACCTACATTTTCTTTTGTGTAAATTCCTTTGCTCATAATAGTTATATAAGTTTTAATGCTTCTTGTATTCCGGCTTCCAATGCTTCCTCGTAAGTGGCATATACTTTATAGCCATTCCCTTTGTTTATTTCGTTCTCCATCCAGTCGCTTTCTTCTGCTGGAACATTGAAATCACAAAAAGAAAGCTTCCATCTTTTTCCAATAACAGGTTCTACATATACATACACACCTCTTATTTCACGCAGCCACTTTTGGGCGAGGGATTGAGTAGGGCGAGAAAAGCATTGTTTTGGTAAATCATCATTAATTCGATATAAGGTTTTCCTTAGCATATTATTAATATCAATAACATTTTCACAATACTCATTGAAGCCCTTATCTTTCAGTAACTTCGCTGTTTCTAATGTCACAAGTTCTTCGGTCATGGCTATTGTCTTTTCAAATTAATAATCTTCGTTTCGTAGTTGTCAAGCCCCTTTTTATGGGTACGGATAATCACTATACTATCATTGAGATAAGTCACGCTTCCCTCGCTTGTACGGTGTTCTATAGGGTATTCTCCAGGGTTATTGCACCCGAATAGTGCAACTGTTGCCAAAAGGATAATTATTTTCTTCATACTTTAAAGTGTTCAATCAGTTCGTTTACGGTAGCCTTGTGAATGGTATCCGTGTTAATGTCAACATCATTGTAAGCCCAGTAGGTAGAGAACCTGATTTCTGAACACTGAATCCATTTATCTCCATCGGTAAACCATTGAAACTTATCTGTATCATCTCTAAATGCAGCGATAGCCAAGAAAAGTTCCTCGTTGGTTCCGCAATCAATAAACTTACCGCACAAACAGCTATGTTTATCAAAAGGAATATCGAAAGAATCTGCAATTACATAATTGGGGGTATCAAACCCCTTTACCGGATATTGGTAAGTCCATATTATATTGCAATCATCCATCCAATTTGGAGAGTTTTTCTTATATCCTAACTTTCCCAACTTCTTCCTTAATTCCTGTGTGTTTTTTCTTATAAAGCATGGCGTTGTAAATCCCATAATTATTCCTCCTTATCTATCTTAATATCTGTCACTTTGCCACGATTGATAAAACGTTCATCAGAATTATGCCTTCCAGCAATTAATGCACATAAGAAAAAATCTGTTTTATCGCATTTTTCTTCCAAGCTGCAATTGTCACACGAGTAGTTTTCTCTCATTGGCACAATTTCATGCAGCACTCCGTCTATTATTATTCCGTTCTTTATTTCCATGATTATTTTCTCCTATGCGTTTTACGGTTTTTATTCTTCTTCCTGCGTTTCGCAATCTGCTTGTTTGTACACCTATCATCTTTTGGGCGATATTTTTTCATTTTGGGTTCATCACACGGTTCTAAAGGAGAAATATCACTATATGGATGATAAATCTCATAACGAGTATTTTCATTCCAAAAAATTTCGTTCTGCATATTTTACCCCTCTTTCTTTTTAATACTTATATCAATTGACAATACATTACTTATCTCTTCCTTAATTGCTTCCCTACATAAATTCCTCAACATAGAGTAATCACCATGCCTTTGTATTTCATCAGAAACCATACAGCGAATCCACCTCTCTACATCAACATCATTTCCATAGGTGTTATGAAAGATACGTTTAACTTCCTCTTTCACGATTGGAATTATAATTTCCTTTATATCCTCTTTAGTCAACTTTAGTTCGTTATGGATATAGTTCTTTACTTCTCTGTATCCGTGTTTACTCAATCTTTCCATATTTTAATCTCCTTTCTCCTTAATCCGTTCCAGCACATCCTTGTTGGCTTCGAGTATCTCATCGAAAGAGGGGATGGGAAACCATGCAACAACATCATCTATCACTTCATCATAATGGCCGCCATTACTTTTCATCCATTTGTTTTCAGATGAAAAATACGCTTTGAATATATCACCATTCATAACCATTACAATACAGTCGCCAGATGTGTCACAACCAGATGTGTCACAACCAGCCTTGTCCTCAGCGCTTATCCACGGGGATTGCCTTGACTGCCATTCTGCACCAGCCTTAAAAAGAGGAACGGCATATTTTTGAATTGCCGCATTAGATATTATGTAGTGCTTCGGGTCTTTATGCATTTTATAAGCAACATGAAGCTCTTGTATAACTTTCTCACGTTCAATTCTTGCTCCTTCTTCTACTGTCTGTTTCATAATCAATCTGCTAATATTAAATTTCCACTTTTGTGTAGTTACTAAAATCACAATACAAGTATTGACACCAACCACCAAAGCGATATTTATCATTTAGATACCTACATTGGGAAGTCCACTTACTCTTTGTAATAATCTCGTATACCGTTCCTTTATGGATAAAAAGGTCGCCGACTTTTAAATTAGAAAGTTTAACTGTTTTCATTTCTTCCTTTCATTCCGTTCTCGATTGTCTTCCGAAACACACATCTTGCACCATGATGTCTTGATGTGATACGCCTTTCCGTTGCGGTAGATTGTCCTGTCATAGAAGCAGGATAGTAGAAGCGGTCTTTTGCAGCGGCTGCACACCTTGCGTTCTACACCGTCCACCATCACCCGGTTCCTCGGTTTTCGCTTCACTATCTCACACGGACTGCATTCGGATGCACCGTACTTTCGGCAATAGGCAAGGGAATGCTTGCCACATTTCGCGAAAGAGGTGCAATCGGAGCGGGGGACTGTCTGATGAACATTCATACTATTTGCCTTTTTCTATAGATTCTATTGCCAGAAATATCTCATACATCACTTGTGGGACAATCGCATTGCCGTATGCCTTTATCGATTCCTGCCGCCACTTTGAAAAGGCAATACCGTCCAATCTGGTGGAAAACCCATCATCTCGGCTACAAACAGGGGATTGAGTTGGGAAGCGTGACCAGTCTTCCGGGCAATAAGGTGGTTCAATTGGCTTTTTCTCGCTTTTCCGTCCTTCCTGTCTGCCGGAGTTCCTGTATTGTAACAGCTCGCTGTCGGAGTAGGCAACATTCCGTTTACTGCCATTGCTGTCAAAGCTGTGCCCATTTGACTGTTCGGATTGTATTTCTTGCTGTACTTGTCCGCTTCCCGAGCATTGGGAGTAGGAAGCAGCTCTACCGGATAGAATGTTGTTTTCCCATTCCCGTTGCATACTTTCAGGCCCTGCGTCTGCACGGTGGGCAATAAAGAAGACGCGGTCTCTTCTGTGCGGCGCTCCGACGGCACAAGCCGGAATAACAACCGGTTGGACGGAATATCCTTCACGTTCAAGGTCGTTACACACTGTTTCGACGACGTATTCCTGCCGATGCAATATTCTTTCTCGGTCAACCTCTCCGAACAGAGATTCTTCACGTCCCAACGCAGTTTCACTGCCGGGCTGTACCATCGAGAGGATTCCAGCAACGTTTTCACCAACAACCCAATCGGGCTGAATCTCCCGTATCGCTCGTAGCATTTCCGGCCAGAGGTAGCGGTCATCTTCCGCTCCCTTTCGCTGTCCGGCGCAAGAAAAAGGCTGGCAGGGAAAACCTCCGGTGAGGACATTGATTTTTCCCCGCCACTCTGTAAAATCTGTTTTCGTGATGTCTTCATAACTTTTGCTGTTTGGAAACCAATAATCAAGTATTTTTCTCCCGAACGGGTTTATTTCACAATGGAACACGTTTTTCCAGCCCATTATCTCGGCAGCTATTTCCGGGCCACCGATGCCGCTGAACAGAGAGCCGTGTGTCAATCTTTCACTCATTCTTCTGATTCTTTAGGTTTCCAATCAGACGGTAATTTTGCCCACTCGCGGAACTTGGCGTCGAAGTCGTCCATGTCCCTGAACATATCCATTTTCGATTTCTCTGTCTCTACGAGTGAGGAGAATTCCAGAAAGTACAAATCTGCGCTTTTAACGAAATTGTTATGCAGATTCTTCAAGTCTCCAAGCAGAAGACCGTTTTCAGCCATTAAGTCGTTCGCTTCTTCCACCAAACTGTTGGCTTCACAGTTCAGCAGGTGTGCAGCAGATAGCAACATGTTCATTCTGTCAATGCTACCATTGGCTACGGCGGCGTCAATTAGTTGTTTTTTTGGTTTCATAATCGTGTATCTTTTTTCATCAGTTACAAGTAAGTCCTTAAACAATAGTCCGCTATCCAGTAGCAGACAAAATAAAAAGCGGCATACGCTGTCAGGATTGACAGAATAGTCGCTATCAGTTTTATATCTTTCATCTTCGGCTTTTCCCCTCGATTTTTATCACATTAAACATCTCTTTCACCCGGTCGGCTATATAGGCTCCATACCGTTGAGAGAACTCCTTGTCCGGGTCAAGATTGGTAGTCATGTGGGTATAGAAATTATATCGCTGCTCATAACGGAGTTGTAAAACGGTCTGAATGGCATTTATGCCCGTACCAAAGTGCTTGGCATCCATAGGCTCCCGTCCTACCTCGTCAATGGCAAGATTGTGCATACATGACCTATCTGTGTATAGGTTCAACCCGATAATACCTTTCTCGGCAAACTGTAAGGCAATCTCGGCAGCACTGGTAAACTGAAAGGTCAATCCAGCATCCGCGCCGCCAATACAATAACGGGCGATTTTTGCCGCATAGTTCTGTAGCCCTTTCAGCAAAGTGGACTTGCCCACTCCGATAGAGCCGTGTAATAATAATCCCTTTCTTACATCCAATACTCCGGGAATCCACCAAACCCATTGATAAAGGGCTTTCAATAATTGGCGATTACTATCATCAACCATAAAGACTGGCGAGATTGTTTTCATAGATGCAACGAGTTGATTACGCCAATATATGTCAGCCTGTTCCCTACTCCATTGCTTCTGATTAGCCTTATTTACCGAAGACGATTGATTGGATGCCGGCGGAGCTTTCGTCCGGCTTTGCATCTGTTTTCCGATTGCTTCCATTGTATTTTAAATTTAGCCATTCTTGATAATCTCTCTCCGTTCCAGTAAACACCACACCTGTCCAACCAGATTCTATTGCTCTCTCAACTTGCCTGATAGCAAATTCTTCTTCAAATTTGGAAAGTTTATCAAGTGAAAGTTGCAAAGCGTAATTAAGTTTCTTTTTCCATTTCGGTGTCTGACGAAGCGTTTCCCAAGCGGACATGAATGCTATTGAAGAAAACGGATAGACCAGAGGTTTTTCATCCTTTATCTCCTTTCGGGATTTTTTCTTTGGAAGTGGGGAGTTCTCGTGCGTATGCGCGAGACTATCCTCTTGTTTTATGTTTATATTATCTATAATATGTGGAATTTGACTTTCATCCGCAAAATTTACGGATGATATTGCGAATGATGTTATTTTATCATCCGCAAATTTTGCGGATGATGTTGAAGATGATATTGAGGAGGTGTCTATATTACTACTAACGTTTTCACCCGCAATATCATCCGAAGTTTCATCCGCATTTTTTGAGGATGATATTGAGGGAGATATTGAGGACGATATAACATCATCATCTATGCTTTTGACAAATGAATAATAGCATCCTATACGTCTATCCTTGCTGGTTTTATAGTATATGAGCTGAGCGCCAGCAAGACTTTCCCTTGATTTACGCAAAGTATTATCAGATATATCCAAATTAGCACAAAGCAGGCTACTACGGATGAAAAACACTTCTTTCCACTTCATATCATTACAGATAGCAACAAGTTCGTGATAAAGAGCCTGAGAAGCTGTAGAAAGATAAGTGTCACCCCGAACCTTACGGAGTTTGGA